GCATGGGTTCTTGTACGCAGATAAAAGGATACCCGACGAATGGCTAACACAATCCTGATTAAAGTGCATCGTGTTCTTGATGGCCCCTATGAAGACGAAGACGGTAATTACTGGTTAAACTGTAGAGTAGAAGATCCCCAAGAGAGAAACCCAAGTAAGGTCATGTTTGATGAAGAGATCCCGTTTGTCTCCTTTGATGCAGCATATGAGTTTCAGAAACACTTCTACAGATCAATCGAACCCATACTAATAGAATTTGAAATGGATACCCGATATGACAGCTAAGACAGCAGTAGTATTCTCATGCGCTCACTCAGACCCCTCAACAGGAAATGAGCGTTTCGACTGGCTAGGGGAATTAATCTATGAGGTAAACCCTACCTACATAATTGACTTGGGTGATGGTGCTGACATGCGCTCTCTTAACACCTTTGACACACGTTACCCAGAGGCTATCGTAAGTCAGAACTACGAACAGGACATCAACTGCTACAATGAAGCAATGGATCGTCTACGGAAGAAACCTAGTGATAGAAAGTATAAGCGACCATATTGGATTGGCTTTGAGGGGAACCATGAGAATAGAATCAAAAAGGCTATCGCACATGAACCAAGATTACAGTTTCCTTCAGCCATCTTCAAACGGACCACTGGTTCGACGAATACCACGAATACACTAATAGCGCCCCCGCTATCGCTGACTATGATGGCGTTTCTTACGCTCACTTCTTTAGTAGTGGTAATTTTGGTTCAGCTATGTCTGGTTTACATCACGCTAATAGCTTACTCGCCAATCGTAATCACAGTTCTACTTGTGGGCATAGCCATAAACGTGATCTTAAGTTTAAAGATGGCGCACACCCTAATGGGATTATCGGTTTGGTTGCGGGTTGCTACAAAGGCTCAGAAGAAACGTGGGCTGGACAGGCAAATAGAGACTGGTGGAAAGGTTGTGTAATCAAGCGTGAGATTAGCAACGGTATCTATGAGCCTGAGTTTGTATCACTTAAGAGGTTAAAGGAAATGTATGGGTAAGCGTAGTGACTTTGAGAGGATACCAAGGGATTATTACCCTACACCAATAGAAGCTGTCGAACCTCTTATAGCCCATCTACCATATGAGAAGTTTGATTTTGTAGAACCCTGTGCTGGTGACGGGAGACTGATAAATCACATACACAAACTAACAGACGGTCTAGGGG